CAGTTAACGAGGCGATTAGTAATATTGATAAAATTGTAATTTGTAGCATTTTTAAGAGTGTTTTAAAAGTTAGTTTTTTAGTCGTTGGTTAATTTCTTGTATTTCAAATAAATTTAAAAATTGACTAGTTACAAGTTTACCGTTTAAGAAAAAAAAGCATTCTTTAACGTTAGGGTTTTCTGTATCAAATTGAACAATTTTTTTAAAATTAAATTTAATACCGTTTATAAATAAAGATATATGTTTTGAAGTTGTATTACTATATCCTTTATCATTAATGATAATTGTTTTTTCATCTATAAAATGGCCTAAAATATAGTGCGAACCATAGGAAAAAATTTTATTGTTGTAAAAATATAACGTACCGTTTGACGTTCGACCTTCATATTGATTTTGCTCATTAAATACATGTACAATTTCGCTATTTGTAAATACTGTTTTCATAAGATTATAATGTTTTAAAGTTTATTATTTTATTTAATATGTTTTTGAAAATTTTTTAAATAATTGATGTAATCAACTATAGCTTTAGGATTTTTACAAAACTGAGTACTATGTAAAAAACCATCTTTATATTTTACACTTTGTATATCAAAATATGATAACGTATGTATGTAATTACTTTTGCTAATATCTTGTTTTGTTTCTACAATAATTTGCCATCCGTTTAAAGTTTTAAAAAAACGGGTTTTTTGTATTCTATTAGTTCCCGTTGAAATGTATTTTTTAACGTCTTTTTTACTAATATTGTTTTTAATTTCTTTTAAAGTATTCATAATGTATAATTTTTTAAAGGTTTATATTAAAAATTTCTAAATCCATGTACGTTAATCATAACAGTAAATAAAACTGTTAAAATAACTGTTGCGATAATTAAGGCTTTGGCTTGAATGTTTAAAGTTTTCATAATGTAATAAGGTTTAAAAGGTTGTTGTTAATTGTTATTTGTTTTGTTTAATTCCTCTTTATTGATAACACCAATATTAAAAAGAATGTATTTAATTGCTTTTGTTCTGCTTGTGAACTGTTTTTTTTCTGACCATTCACTACATAAAGAAGGACATTTGATATTATTTAACTCAACTGTATAAACATCATCTTTTTTAAATACTGATACCATTTCAATTTCTAAAAACTCACTAGTTGAAAAAGTAGATTTTGAAGATTCTAATATTGAAAAACTGCTTTTAATGTGATTAATTACTTCTTTGTTGTCGTAGTTGGATGAACTTAAAGTTTTCATAATGTAATAAGGTTTAAAGGTTTGATATAAAGAAGTTAATTGCTCCAATGATTGGAATACACATAAATGCTATTGTTATAATATCGTTAATGTTTTGGTCTTTCTTACTCATAATATAAAGGTTAAAATTGTGTGCCATAATTGACATACACAAATATAACTATTATATTGATATATCTACCATTTAGGTGTTAGATAAAGCGTTAAAGATATGTTAATTCGATGAAATGTATAAAAAGATCGATGAAATGCACATATAAATGACTGGGAAGTACTGCTAATACTGTGGCCTACGATGAAACGGTGTTGTTTGAGCGTGTTCAAATTGCTAGGGTTTAAGTCGGTTGTGTTGCTCGACTATTAGCAAAATCAATACAAACATGATAATACTATAACTATAATTAATAATAATGTTATAAAGTATAAGTAATATAAAGATAATAGCTCATGCGTAGAAAATAATTAAAAAACAAATAGGATATTAAAAAAGATTGTTGTATAAGCCGTTAAACGTTTGGCTTAATCCAATGCGGTAACGTTCAACCGTCTAAGCGATAAACGTCTAAGCGATAAACGTCTAAGCGATACCTCTGGAGCGATACCTCTGGAGCAATACAATGCTAAAGCGATACACCTCCAGCGATACACCTGGAGCGATACCTCTGGAGCGTTAAACCCCCGTAAAAGGTACACGCAAAAGCGGACACCCCCCCCAAGCGTTGATCGGGGTGCGGGTACTACCACCGTACACAATAATTTTTGCCATTTCGGGAACTTTTTTCCGCAGGGGCATAACCGCTGTAGCGTATTAGCAATAAATTTGTATATTTGTGATATGGAAGAAAGCAAGGGAGTAGTATTTAGAGCGTCAAAGAACCAAGACGTTGTAGACGAGAAGCATTTACACGTTGTAGATGAGTACTTTAATAATGGTTTTAGTGGTAGGGAGGCTATGTTGAAGTTTTACCCGAATATGACGGACACTACGGCTAGTGTAAAGTTTGGTGCAATAATGAAGAAGCAGGTTGTACAGGATTACATTATAGATAAGCGTAGGCGGTTAAGGGCTAGGGCAAATTTAGAGCCAGAGCAGGTTATCAATGAGTTATTGAATTGGGCGTATGCTGATCCTACAAAGTTTATGGCATTAAGTCCTGATGAGGTAAAGGCATTACCGCCAGAGGTTAAGCGATGTATTCAGACTGTAAATTACAGAAAGACGGAAAGTTTTGACAAGAGTGGCAATAAGAGTGTAAGGGAGGTAATGGATTTAAAGTTTGTTGACAAGACAAAGGCGATAGATATGTTGAATAAGATATTGGGGAATTATGCTTTGGATAACAAGCAGAAGGGCAGTAACATCAAGGTAGAGAATTTGAATATAAACGAGTTAAAGGTATTGCAACAAATATTAAATAAGCAGGAGTAGTTATGATAGCATTATTGATAGTATCAATTATTATGATTTTGATTATAGTTTTTCTTTATGGTTTAGGGAAGAAGGTCAAGGAGCGGGAGAGGTTGTATCAGAATATGTTTAAGGAGCAGGAGATAAAGCGTAAGTTTTTGAATTACCACAGGAAAAGCACACCAAAAGTACCGACGATAGATAAATGATAGACGAAAGGAAGTTACAGAATTTAGAGAATAGCATTAGCTTGGTTGATGTTTACGCTGCGATGTTCAAGCAGGGTGATTACAGTTTTATAGTAGAGGGCAAGGACGAGGATGGTGTAGATGTGGTGCATGAGAAGCAGCGCATGGCATTAGAGATATTGCGTAGTAACAAGCACGAGGAGTTTTTGTATGGAGGGGCTGCGGGTGGAGCGAAGTCGTGGACGGGTTGTAGTTGGATAATGTTCATGGCGATATGTTACCCTGGAACAAAGTATTTCATAGCGAGGAATGAGTTAAAGGATATTTTGGATTCGGTTTTAGTAACGTTTAATAAGGTTGCTAAGGAGTATGGTTTTACTGATTTCAAGTTTAATGCGGTAAAAAACTACATACAGTTTGGCAATGGCAGTCACATCAATTTCATAGAGATAAAGTTCAAGCCTAGTGATCCGATGTTTGAGGATGTAGGTTCTACGGAGTACACTTGCGGTTGGATTGAGGAAGTTGGTGAAATACATGAAACGGGTGCTGCTGTAATAGCGAGTAGAGTTGGTAGGCATTTGAATGGTAAATTTGGAATCAAGGGAGTAGTGTTTTACACTTGTAACCCGAAAAGGAATTGGGCTAAGCGTGATTTCTACGACAAGGATAAGGCGGGAACGTTAGAGCCAGAGAAAGCGTATTTGAGTTGTTTAATTACTGAGAATCCGTTTATTGAGAAGGATTACGTAAGGAAGTTAAGGAAGATAGGTGAGAAGGACAAGAGTTTGTATGAGCGATTGTTCAAGGGGAATTGGGATTACGAGGACAACCCGTATCAGTTGTGTGAGCAGGAGATGATTGATTTAGTTTTCTCGAACGACCATGTAGAGTCTGAAAAGGCTTATTTGACTGCTGACATTGCGAGGTTTGGTGCTGATAAGGCGGTAATCTTTGTGTGGATGGGTTGGAAGATAGTTGATATGTTAGAATTTGAGATAAGTAAGACAACGGATATAAGTCATGCAATCATGCACTTTAGGAGAAAGTATAAGATACCGACTACGCGGTGTGTAGGTGATGCTGATGGGGTCGGTGGAGGAGTAATTGACCAAACGGGAATAAAGGGATTTAAGAATAATGCGAGAGCGATACGTAAGGGCAAGGATATGCCTAACTATAGGAATTTACAGGTACAATGTTTGTATTTATTGGCTGATAAGGTTAATGATGGTGGTTTGTGGATAGCTTATGATGGTTTAACCAACAAGCAAAAGAGTGAGATAAAGGAGGATTTGTCTCAGATACAGCGATTACCGAATATGCGGGCAGATTCTAAGTTAGATTGCAAGAGCAAGGGAGCTATAAAGAGTGATATTGGCAGGAGTCCAGATTACAGGGATGCGTTATTAATGCGAGTTTGGTTTGATTTAAAGAAATTTAAGCGTAATCTAGTGACAAAATGGACATAATGTATAGAAAAAATAAATAATATTTGTTTTTCTTATTTAAAAAAGCTATTATTGGAAAATATTTTATATTTTTGTCTAATATTCTTGTATGAAAGACTGTACTGTAACCAAATAAACTAGATGTCTAAGGAATTTATAGAGAAAAAGTACAATAGTGTATCGTTAGATACTGCTGTTCGGCAAAAGAAACAATTAAAATACTACACGAACTCTGAGGTACAGGAAGATGTACGTGTAGACTACTTCGAGAAGTACGTAGACAGGAAATATTACAACAACGATGTGTTTTTAAATTGGGCTAAGTCTATATTTAAGACAGATAACTTCTTATCGTTAGCAAAGTACTACAGAAATCCCAATCCTGCATCGTCTTTAATAAACAACAAGATAAAAGAGCCATTAACTAGGGTTTACTTTAGTGAGGATTCACATTTTAAGTATTGGATAAACGGTGAGTACGTTGATTGTCCTATGGAATTGGATGATGGCTTTGAAAAGGAGTTATTTGATGCGGTTTTGTTCAGATACAATGATATTGTAGTCCACGACTTAGAGGATATCAATAAACCTTACAGAGAAATAATCGATATAGAGAAAGTTGTATCGATAGAATTGGAAAGGAAAAAGATTTGTAGAATAGCATATACGGCTATGGTCAGAATTGATGGCGAGGACGTATATGGCTATGTTTACATAGACAAGGATCGTTATCAGTTTTGGGATAAGGAGAGAGAGAACTTATTAATTGATGAGGTTCACGATTACGGTGAATGTCCTACTACATTTGTTGTTGAGGATTGTTTTGATGATGATCCTATAGTAAAAGTATCTATCTTTTCGTATTTGAGGGCAGATTTAGAGGAATACACGTTTTTAAAGACGTTGCAAAGGATGACACACCCTAATGGTGCGTTCCCTACGGTTGTAAAGATAGAAACAAAGGAAATATCTGATGATAGCATGGATTTTGATGCTGCCAACGGAGAACCGATGAGTATAGAGCAGTTAGGCGGTCAAGTATCACAAGAGGCTAGGGCTACTGCGGGTAATGGAACGGGAAGTGTATTTCAAGCGGGTACAGTAGCAACAGTTCCAGCTATTGAGAAGGCAGATGGTAGTATGGATGTGGAGTTAGCAAAGAACTTCCTTACGTTTTACCATATACCAGTTGATATATTGGATTACATCAACAGAAAGATAAAAGAAGTAGAGAATGAAATCATAACATCTTGTTTAGGTGCTTATAGTGATAGGAATGATGTTTCTATGACTGAGATGCAGACAAGAAAGGGATTAGTCTCTATGGAGGATAAATTAAGGTGGTTTAGTAAAACCATGTCATTTTCTAGGGGTGCTAGTGATAGCATGATGCTTAGTTTAATGTATGGAAAGGATTCTGTCAAGTTGGACATATTCTACGGAAGCGATTTCTTTTTGGAGACGCAGATGGATATATACAATATGATTGAGAAGTCACCGAATAACATAGAAACTAGCAACTTATTGTTTAGACTAGCGCAGAGACGCAATATGTTTAACAAGGAGAAGGCTAAGAAGGAGGTTATACTTTACAGGTTAATGCCATACGGTACGAGTACTGAATTTCAGTTAGCTGTTGACAATGGTATGGTTAGCGAGGTAGATTTCGACTTCCAGACTAGGTTTTCGTATTGGATTTCTATGTTTGAAGCGTTTTATGGTAGCATCGTTGTTTTCTGGAATGGTATGGATTCTAGTGATAGCGAAAAGCTGATTACTATAAATAATTTAATAATCAATTTAATAAATACTAACAAAAATGGGAAAGAAACCAGTAGTAACGCTTCGAGTTTATCGGGGGAGACAGATGAGTTATGACGCACAAGGGAATGTGCAGAATGAGAATCAATTAATAAAGTTACCACACGACACAGTTGAATGGACAAACTTTATGAAAAACATTACATCTAACGGATATCTGAAAGTAGATGTTGAAAATTATCAGTTCTTTGAAAAGGGTGAGTGGAAGGATAGCAACAAGGCTATGGTTGAGAAAGAATTAGAAATCAACATGACTAAGCAGACAGAGGTTGCTTTAACTGACGATCAAAAAAGGATTGCAGAACTTGAAGCTAAGTTGGAGAAGTTACTTGCTAGAGATGAAAAAAAGCCTAGTAAGAAAATTGAGGTTGAAGAAAAGCCGATAGAGGATAAGAAGGAACGTGAGAATCTACGTATTGAGTATGCGGAATTGAATGGAGGTAAGAAGGCATTTCCTGCGTGGGGTGCTGATAAGTTAAGAGAGAAGATTTTGGAACTTAAAGGAAATATGGAATAATGGAATTTACACAGGATTTTATAGAATCGAATGGTCTTGAAGCGAATCAAGTAGAGGCTATTACAAAATACATTGATAGTGAGGTTAAGCCATCTATCAAGAAAGAGTATGACGGAGTTGCTAACAAAAATGCAGAGGGTATTTTAACGGGAGCGTCAAAATATGCTAGAGAAGCATTTGGTGTTGAGATAGACAGAGAACAAGGAGAGAAGTTTGGTGATTACTTAAAGCGTATTTCAGATGCGGGATTATCATCTAGGCTTTCAGATTTAAAGAATAAAGAATCGGAGTTAGAGGATAAGTTAAAGAATTTCAAAGGAAGTTCTGAGTTGAAGGAGAAGTATGAGTTAGAGTTATCTAAGAACGATGGTTTGTTGAAACAGTTAGCGGAGTTAGAGCCGTTAAAGGGATTAGACGAAAAGTACAAAGCTGCATCCGAGCAGTTAAGTGGGTTAAAGTTGAACGTAGCATTTAATAGTGTTAAGCCAAACTTTCCCGATACAGTAAACGCTTACGAGGCTAAGGCTAAGTGGGATGAATTTAAGAATGACGTATTATCTAATTATACGATAGAGCTTGTAGATAATGAGCCTATTGCTATTGATAAGGATAACGAACATAAGAGAAAGCCTTTAAAGGAATTGTTGGAGGGTAATAGTAATATCGGTGATTTACTAAAGACAAGACAACAATCGGGTACTGGTGCAAAATCAGCAGACTTAATGGATGTTGAGGGAGTTCCATTTAAAGTACCACAAGGCTCAACGAGTGAGGAGCAATCTAAAATGGTGCGGGAATATCTAGTAGAGAAGCTAGGAAGTCCGTTACACAAAGATTTCTCAAAAGAAATGGTGGATTTGCTTACTAAAGTCAAACAATCTGCCAAATAGCGAAAGACCGCAAAGAGTGAATAGTAATAATTAATTTTAAAAACAAAAAAAATGTCGTACATTAATGCAACTTTATGGAATGATATTCAGGTCTCAAACGCTACAAACGAAAAAAGGTTTGCGGAACTTGGAATCATTGACGCTGTAAAAGGCAGCACACCTGGTGTGGATTACGTTCCACCATCAGTACAAGAACAATTAAGAAGCGTATCTTCTTTACGTAACGTAGAAATTCCTGTTATTAAGGATCAGTCGGTAACTGTTACCACTACACCTGGTTTCTCTAGCATACCTTCTAACTTACCAGAGAGTGATAAGTATTTCTTTCAAGCGTATGATGTATTTAGTGGTTTCAGACACTATCCTGCTGCACACGCAAATAACATGGTTGATTCTGATTTTCAGAGACAAGCTGTAATGAACAACGTAGCATACCAAATGGGTATTACTGTTGAGGGAATCCTATCTACTCAATTAGAGGCTAGAAAGAGTCAGTTGTTAGATTACACTACTCAAGTATCTCAAGGAGATGGTACTTTTGTTTTCGATGGTGCTTCTGATACTTTAAATGTATCTAAGGCTGCTCAAAAGGAAACAATGTTTTGGAACTTAGATCAGTTGATGACTGCTAATGAGTTACCTGGTTCTTACCGTTTAGTAACTTCAAGAGGTGGTACTGCTGTACAACGTTCTGAGGCAGCTAAGTATGGTTCTAACAATGACAAGAACTTACAAGCATTAGGAATGTTACCAGGAGATAGAATCCATGAAACAGGGAATATCTCTGCGGGTTCTGATAACTTCAATGGTTTCTTCTTGAGAGATGGAGCAATGGGTGTTTATGAAAACTTCCCTTATGATTTCCGTAACGGAACTCGTATTGATGGTAGAGAGTGGTCTATTTCTGATGTTGAGTTACCTCACGTTAAGATGAGAGCTAACATCTACACTAACTCACAAGCGACTGATGCAACTGCATTGATTTCTAGTGGTACTGATTCTAACCTTATCATGTCTCACTTCGAGGAGATGGCTATTTGGGTACGTTTCTATGTAGTTTACAGATACAACTCTGATTTGACTACAAGAGCAAATGATATTGTTAAGATCGTTGGACTTACATCGTAATTATTAATCTTTAAAAACACAATAAAATGGGTATTGGATATAGAAAAGTTTTATCACAGGTGGGAAGCGAAGTCGTTGACCAATGTGATGAAAGAACGGGTTTAGCACCAGCGCAAGTAATTGCTGATGGTGAAGCCTTAGACACGAAAATGGCGGGTTTTACAGGTAGCTTATCTGTAATAACTGCTGACGATAGTGGTATAGCAACTTGCTATGTTACTGCGGGAGCGCAAGAGATAGGTTCTGTAACTGGTGGTGCTGGTTTATCAGATGCTAAAGGTACTGCTTCAAAAATCAACGTTTACGTTGAGGGTGGTACTATTAAGATTGAGAATCAAACGGGAGCAGATGTTTCTGTAGAAGCTAGATTACATTAATAATTAGATAGTTATGGTATTAGGTATTTCAGAAGATTTCACAAGTAATGTTGTATTTGACGCACAGTTAAAGGATATACCCACAAGTGGGTTGTATATTAATAGTGGTGTTCATCCATCTATTACTACTGAGAATCTAATGGATTTCTTACCTAAAATAGATTTATCTTTTCAAGAATGGGATGAAACGAAGGATTACAATTCTTTTATGACATCTAGGAATAGGGTAGATATTGTTACTAAAAACAGCAATATCTACCAATCTATTAAATCTTCAAACTTAAATCAAGACCCTGCAACGGAGACTGATTTTTGGTTACTAACCAACATTGAAAGTTTGAGATTAAAGATATTCTTAGAGAAAGTAAAAGACAAGGTATATTCTGATTTGTCCTTGACAAAACGATTGGTTAACAATCAGTACATCTACGATAATGGTGAAAAGCATTTAACTACACTTGAGAACAATTACGCAGCGTGGGTAATAGAGCCAAAAGGTTCTGATTACGTTTCGATTAAAATAAACGAGATTTCTATCGAAAAAGATGGAACAACACCTGTAAATGTATATGTTATAAATCAAGATAGATTGCTAGATACTATTACTGTAGCACCTGATAACGGTAGATTAAATTTTGTTGATACAGATATAGTATTCAATGGCAAAGGAACTTTTAAGTTGGCTATTGATAGTACGGATATGTATGTAGGGAACGCAACCGTTGATCCGTTAATGTTTGACGGTTTCGTAGCCTATACAGCAAATGGTACTGGTGATGCACCAGAGACGGCAGATTACACTTATAACACTTTCGGAAACGGAATAGGGATTAATGTAACTGCATATTTAGATGCTACCAACTATATCGAGGAAAATTTAAGTGAATTAGGTAATTATGTTAGAGCTGCTTTTGAGTATATGGTGTTTCAGTTGTTTTTACACAACTCTAACAACCGTAGTAACAGAAGTCAGAGATTACAGATGGATGACCAACTTCTAATGGGTGAATTAAAGAACACTAAATTAGATACGGTGGTTTCTAGGTATCACAAAGAGTTGAAAAGAGCTAAAACGGCTATGAGTAAGACTTTCGATACGCAGTTAAACGATCACGATGGAATCCAAGTAAAAATAGGCTCTGTATAATGAATAATTTACTTAATACTGCTGTAGGCATTGACAAAACAATACTAGATATACAAACGGACTTGTATAATCAACTTAGTGATGTTTGGGCGGGTGAAATAGATGGTTATGGTAGAGTTTACAAAAACCCTACTAATACTGGTGAGGATATACCAGACTATTACCGTACATCAAAGATTGTAACACCTTCATGGTATAATGCTAAATTGCAGGATTATGAAGATACGTTTTTTGATGATAACAAGGCGGGTGTATTTTGTTTTCTTACACAAGAGAATGATGACACTCAAGATTCTATAGTTTACACTTCTGATGTAAAGATTGCTTTCATGGTAGATTTGAGTAAAATCTATCCAACTTTAGATGAACGGCAAGATTCGAGAGCGCAGAGAGATGTTGTTGAGATTTTAAGAAACTTTAGTTTCGAGAGATATGAGATAACGGGTGTTGAACGTAGAATTGACTTTGTATTTAGGGAGTACACGACATCAGCTATTAGGTTTGATGATATGCACCCACTACATTGTTTTGCAGTAAAAATTAAATTAGAATACTTTTTAACCGATAAATGTTAACTTATGTTGAAACCAAAGAGAGAAAAAAAGAAAACGGTTTACAAGAAACCGAAGCCAGTAGCTAAAAAAAAAAGAGAAGTAAGTACTGAGTACACTTTGAGAGTGCCTTTAAAACACAAAGGAGAAATAGTAAATAAATTAAAATTAACAAAGGAAGGAGCTGACTTCTTCCGTTCTAAAAATTGGATATAAAATGGCAGCACAAAGCACAATTTATAATTTAGTACAATGTGGATTAGGCGCAGTTCTAGGCACAGGTACAAAAGGTTGTAAGCAGTTCCTAAAAAAAGCAACATCATTATGGTTCGTTCCTGACGGGTTTGAATTTGATGGTACAGCAACTTTAGATGAGGCTTACGCAAAACAACTACAAGCAGAGGGTAATTTAATTGTTCTTAAAGGAGCAAAGACATTTACCGATAATTCTAGTGATGATATCATTGAAACGTTAGAAGATGGAACTAAGCAGATTGCAACTTTAGGTTTATATGAGTTTGCACTTACGTTTATTAACGGATTAGCTTTCCACGCAGCATTACATTCATTGAACAGTTTTGGTTCTTACAATGTATTGTTTGTAGATCGTGATGGTAATATCTTAGGAACTAAAGCATCAAGTGGTAACTTAAAGGGATTTAGCCTAAATATGTTACAAGCGATGAAACTATCTTTCCCTACGGATTCAGTAGGACAGAAAGAGGGTATTGGTTTCCAACTTAGTAACAGACAAGAATTAGATACTGATTACATTTACATCAGTTCTAACTTACTAGACGGATTCCAACCACAGATGTTAGATGGTATTAACGAGGTGGTATTAGGTTTCGCTCAAGTACCTGCTGATGGAGATACATCATTAGTTGTAAGTGCGAAGTTAAAGCAAAATCAAAAGCCATTCAAGGGTGCTGATACTGCTGACTTCTTATTAACTAAAGATGGTTCTACGTTAACTCAAACTGTTGCAGAGACACCAGATGGTACTTACACGTTCACAGTTGCAGCCGTAGCATCGAATGAGGTAATTACATCTAAACTTTACGATAGTAGCTTAAACAATAGCGTAATCAATATGGATGGAGATTTATTCAAGTCTCAAGAAGTTAGTACTATTGTGGTATAATTTTGAGTGATTTTATTAATAGTTAGTTTAGAAAAGACCTCGCAATAACGTGAGGTCTTTTTGTTTTAAAGTGTATGGAGTTATTAGATAATTACAACAAGCAATTACAAGCCATGAAGAAGAATGTTTCTCAATGGGCTAAAGAGGCTATTATTAATAATAAAGATACTATTGTTAATATTGTTAAGTTTAGGCAACTTAGCAAAGGTTTAGATTCTGCTTCTAATTTATTAGGAACTTACGCAGCGAGTACAGAAGGTTTTGCTGAGAGGGATAATATAACAACACCAAAAACACCTGGTAGTCCTTACAACTTCTATTGGTCGGGAGAAACATTTGAGAATATGAGACTAGGCGGTGTAAACAAATCAAAGAAAAGTTACAACATTGTAACCGTAAGAGGTAAGCAGAAGCTATTAGAGAGCATCTACGGGGAGATATTTGATTTAACAGAGGAGAATAACAAATTTGTTAATATAACGATAATAGAGCCTTATATTGCAAAAAAAATACAAGAAACTATTGGTGGTTTCCTATAAATAACTTACATTTGAGTGCAAGTTTTTCGAATTTTGTAATTTTTATGGTTTGTTACCCCTACTTTACGGTGGGGGTTTCTTTGTTTTAAAGATTTAATTTTCTATATTTGCTTTATCAGTACCTTACGGTTTGTTCTCAAGGGAACACTTCACTAACTGTAAATCTCAAATCCTGTTGAGTCATACTGAATTAATCTTATCTTAAACAACAAACAATGCACCTATACAAAGATTGTAGTGATTTATCAATCAAGAAATTTGATATAATTTACAAAACCAATGATTTTAGATATTTAATCGTCGGTTGGGATGGTTATGAGGAAATCGAAGTACCTAAAGGTGCTAATGAGAGATGGCAAGACATTCGTAACGAGTGGATTGATTTATTGGATAATAATGTAATAGCGTATTACTACCAATTAGTATTGGAGAGTGTTTACTTGCAGACGAGGTACAATGTTGTAAAGCAGTTGTTGAATATGATTTGGATGCGAGACGAGTTCGATGAGGAAGCGGAAAAGATATACGTAGGTGCTTTAGCGGAGTGGAAGTACAAGTGGAATCCTAAGCAGAATAAGACTAAGGAGATGGAGCGTCTTTTGAAGCAGTTAAAACGTAGTGAGAATAAGATAGAGTTAAAGTTAGACGAGTTGGAAAAGTTAAAAAAGGAAAACGATATTACTGATGATGTTTCGAGTTTAGAGA